ACACGTTTCCAACCATCTTTTGTAAAAATACGATGGTCTCCTGTTGCTATTATACTATTTTTGTAGCCAAAGTCAATATCATAAACAGATTTTTTTCCTTTATTTTTGGTAAATAATACTTTTTTATATCCATCTCTTGTTAAAACCATATCTCCGACTTTAATATCTTTAATTGGAACATCTCCTTTATTAGTTGCAACCATTGTATTCCCACCAAGACAAGCAAATCCCCAGTCAGCGCCATAAAAGAATTGTGTATAAGGTTCAGCTTCAAATTCCAATAATTCAAACTTACCTTTAAATATCTGGGCTTCTGTTTCCATAATGGTATGTCCAAGCCAAATATGTTCATAGCGTGGATAATCCACCTCTTTACAATATTCCATTTCCTTTCGTAGTGTTTCAGGGAAATATGGATTGTCCATATAATTTACTAACACAGACTTACAATCTGGTGGTGGATTTTTAACAAACCGTCTATAAGTGGAGTCATCATCCCTATCAGGATTAAATGTCACCCATATTTCAGACCCCTCTTTACGAATAGTAGGTATTAATACTTCCCAAGACTCATCGCTAACCGATTGAGCTTCTTCCACCCAACAAATATCAACACCCTCCATTGATTTGATTTCCATAACATTATTCTGAATACCCTTAAAGATAAATTCAGAACCATTAGTACATCTTATTGCTTCACGGGTTATTTCAAACCAACTTTCCATTTTAAGGGCAAATATACGGTCGCAAAGTAATTTATGAACCGAATCACGAATAGATGTCTGTAATTGACGAGCACATAATATTCTAGTTTTACTATTCATTGCCTTTATTAAACAAGCATCAGCAAAAGCGTATGATTTACCAGAACCACGACCACCATAAGCCACCTTATATCGCCATTGTTCGTTTATAAGGAATAGTAATTTATCCAATATGTCAATATCAATTATTTCCATCTTTTGTTTTTACTGGATTTATATTAATAACAGGTGGAGTAAAGGCAGAACCATCAGCACCAGTTATTTCCATTCTTTGTCCAAATTCACTCTTACATTTGGCTTTTAAATATTCAAGGGCAATTTTAGGGTCATCAAGATTTTTAGCTATTGTATTTTTAGCTTTTAATATAGGTTTTTGTTTAAGTGCCTCTTTCCACTCTACAAAGTCTGGGTGTTCCTTTTGATATTTATATAATAATGCTTGACTTATTTCAGCATAAGAACAAGCTTCTGCATCAGAACAACCCAATGAAAAAGCGTTATGGAGTTTATCAATAATAGCTTCATCCATTTTTGCTGGTCTTCCAGTATCAAATTTTCCATCTTTTCTTATTTTCCAACCCATTATAATTTCTCCTTAAAATATTCTATTGTTTTATCCAATCCGTCTGATAAACTTACCTTTGGTTCCCAATGTAGCATATTTTTAGCCCGATTATAACTAATTACAAATATTGGATATTCATTAATCATCAATAGGGTCTTTCTTCATAAATGCCCAAGTACAAAATTGGGTTTTTACATCAATATCACTATCAGGGTTCATTTGTTTGGCGTATCTTTCAATAAAATCTTTTTTGGACATATTTTCGTCAAACTTTATCACCAAATAAGTATCTATAGGCATTTTTGAAAGAGCCAATGCTTTTGATGTATTCATTTCTTGAAGATTATCGTTGTTCATAAGTTCTTCTTCATCAACTATTGGCGTATCCATATTAGGTACATCAATTCCTAAATCAGCCAATTCGTCAATATTAAAATCAGATTGTAATAAAGCAAAATCAAAACTTGAATTATCAGATGTGGAATTATCCATAATGGCTAAACGCTTACGTTTTTCATCATCTGTTTTAAGGTCTGTTCTTTTTACAACAACCAATTCCGAGCCATCTGTTTCAATGACCTTAATTTTAGTCCCTTTTTCAACCTGCGAAACCAAACCATTACCAGCAATAATTTCATTTTGGCTATCTACAACAATAGAACGACCAAAACCAACCTCATCTATTGATTTTTTAATCAAAGATAAATTCTTTTCATTATGAACACGATAATTTCTTTTATCCTGTTTTAAATCTTTTAAATCCATATTTTCCTCCATTTTTTATTTTATTCTTTTTTAAATTGTTTGAATTTATTAGGGTCAAATATAACGTATTCATTTGATGGTTTAATATCCTTTAATTTTCCGATAGAATTAACACCAATATCAAGAACATTTTTAAATTTTATTCCATCATATTTACCCTCTTTGGCAATTTCAAGAGCAATTTCATCCGTTTTTCTACCATCTTTATATTTGTTATAAATATTACCCTCAAAATCAAATTCAATTATATTTTTAGCATCAATATAACCAGTTAAAATAGAACCCTCTTTACCGCCAGTATATGTTTCTGCATTTTTTTTATCTTCTGTAAAATAAAAGCACCATTTACCACCCTCTTGTTTTTGGGGCATTCCGTGATAAACAACAACTGGCTTACCTTTTTTATCAACTACTTTTGTTCCTTCAACAGCCTTTAGTGCTTTTTTTTGTTCTTTACCCATAAACAAAGGAATACTTTTACCAAATTTTTTAAACCATCCAATTATTTCATTTTCTTCATCCAAAGCCATATCCATTGCCTTACGGACCTCTTCATTTTCTTCTTCTTCATTAACTTCTTTAATTGGTTCTTCTTGTGCTTCTGGCAAATCATCAACATCAATCATAGTATATTCAGAGTTTCTATCCAAAGACAACCTACGACGGACTTCTTCTTGACTTAATACACCATTAGCCAAATAAATAGCATCACGGTCAGCTTGCTGTTTATTCAAAGAGGCTCGTTCAGCATCATCCATATCCCACATAGCAGGGAATTTAAAACCAAGAGCAGGATTTATTCCTTTACCCATATTTAACTGGAATATCTTTAAAACAGTTTCTAATGGCTGTGTATAATCCTTTTCCTTTTTACCCATAATATAATCATAATAAGAACGGATTTGTTCTTTACTGGAAGCATTTAAGCCACCCTCTCCCTCTCCAAGATATTCAATTTTAGGAATATGCCATACTGCCGTCAATAAATTTAAAGACATTTCAACAATATCACGAACACCAGACAAAGGAGTATTGATTTGAATTAAATCTTCAGTTTCCTTATCCAAAATCATAACACCATTATTTGTTTTACCACGAATAAGCATTTTGGCACGTTTTACCAAATCATTACAAGATTTTCCTTGCAAAGCTTGACCCATATTCGTTTTCCAACAAGTCAAACTAAATTTATTTAACAATTCTTGTGCAGCTTCTCTGTTTGCCACAAAATGAGCCACATAATCCAAAGCCAATTGGGCTTGCGGAATACCAAAGAAGTTATAAGCAGGTTTTAACAATAAAGGTGCTTCATTACTAGCAAAATACAAAAACCTACTAGCGTGATACTTCTTACCTAGAATATACCAGTATTCAGGATTAAAATAATGTTCATCTGTCGGGTCTGTTGTATTATAAGTTCCGGGATAAATGTTAATTGGTTCAATAATTTTAAACCCTTTTAAACTTCCCTTTTTAAATGTTTTAGGGTCTAAAATTAAAGGTTCTTCGGCTTCTTCATCATCCAATTTACCCATATCAATATAAACCAAACATCCACCAAAATAACCATCTTTTACAGAAGCCTTATAAAATGTTTCACGAAGTTTATATTTAGCCGCTTGGTCCTCTAAATCAGCAATAGCCTTTTCTTTTTCTTCTTCACCATAATCATCATCATAAGTCCATTGAACAAACTTACGAGTCATTTCACTTGCCACAGTTTCAACACCAGCACGGATTAAAGCTTCTTGTGCAATATTTGACAACATAGCATATCCAACAAACATAGGTGTTGTTGAATACATTAAATCATTTTTAAATCCAGACAATACATTCTTAATACAGCTATCCATAGCCATACAAGATTTATCATTTTTTGTGCCTTTTTTGGGTTTTCCTAATGTCAAAGGCGGTGTAAAATTATAATCGCTTATATTTTCCTTTGCCTTTTCAGACAAACGAACAACCGAAGAACGAGTATCACCTAAATTTATATCAAACGACATTTTAAACTCCTATTTTAGCCTACGCCAAATAAATCCGTGTTTTTTCTGTAAATCAGAACCAATCCGACCCATTAAATCACTATCCCCAACCGGAATGTCCTCTTTACTAGCTTCCATTTGTAAAACACTTAAACAATTTACAATCAATTCATCTAATAAACCAAAGTCTTTTTCAATATTATTATCAATTAAAGGTATTAAACCAGAAGCACCAGACATAACAACCTTTTGTTGTGGAACATCTTCTTCTTTTCCCATATAATAATTTTCAAAGATTTCATCAATAAAATCATCTAAACCATCTGCAATTCTATCACAAAGCAAATGGTCGGAATAAAATTCTTTTCCAAATGTCCTATAATGAATACCTTTAGCAGATTTACAAATTGCAATTAAATAACTAATAACTTCTTCCATTTTTACCTCTTTCAAAATAATAACACAACCATTTTTAAAAGTCAAATCACTTTAAAAAATCCTTATATGTTTCCTGAACTTGCTTTTTTAATGGATTTAAAATTCTTTCTTCAATTTGGTCTGCCATTTTTCTCATCCTATCACAAAATTCTAAATCACACTCATCAGACAACATTTGTAAATAATCATCATAATCTTCATCTTCAACTGGATTTGGATATTTTTTCTTTACATAAACCATACAAGCATCACGAAGCCCAACCAAATTATAACACTCTTTTGTTTCAAAAAGCAAAGGTTCATCTGTCATAATAAATCTTTCCTCCATTTTTTTCTTGATGTAAAAATAATGTGGTCAGGAATTATCCCAGCCACATCACACCAATATTCCAAACTTTCTTTCCAAAGAGTGTTTACAGCACATAAAAAATTTCTGGCACTTTTTGTATCATAACTTTGATTGTGCCTACTTGCATCTTTTATCGCTTGCCATATTACTGCTTTTGCTAAATTTTTTTCTCCACTTTCCATTTCAATCTCCCCTCCTGAAAAATAGATTATTTTATATTTTTTTATTTGTCAAGTACTTTTTTATATTATATTATTTTTAAATATTCAAAAAGTTCTTCTTTCTATATTTTCTTTTTAAATACCTGACAATGGCAAATACCTTTTTCTTCAATTTCATTCTTGCAGATAAACCCAACACAGCCACGATACGGTGCAGGTGTCTTTCTTTCACAAGGGCAGACTCCTAAAGGGATGTGCTGTCTTTCCATAAACTTTGCCACTTTCTCTGCTGTTTCTGTCAGTTCATAACCCTGTTCTTCGGCTATTAACTTTAATTCGTTTAATACTTCTTCAGCGTTCATCTAATAGCTCCTTATTTTCGTGTATGTTTCCAATTACTTCAAACTCACCAATAAACGGACTTAAATAAAAATCACGCTTTTTATTATAAAGATAAAAAGAAATCTCTTTTTCATCCCATAAAACTTGCCAGATACCGTTGTGGTCTTTCAGAAAATCCCCTTCATAAATTATCTTTCCGTTCTTATCCTTTAATCCCGTGCATTGTTCAATAAAATCAGCTGGCATTTGATACCATTCGTCAAAAACCTCATATTCTTTAAGTGAATTAAAAAGTGTTCTTCTTTTTTCTGAGGAAAGATTCGCTCTATCAAGAGCCGCCGACAAAAAATAGCCACAAAAACCAACCTCACCATCATCATAAATTGATACGTTATTTACTAATAATGATGTTTCAACATCGTTCCCGTCATCATCGTAATGACTGATTGTTATGCCACATCTAAACTTAAATCTATCGTTCATTCTGTATCTCCCTTAAATTAAGAACTTTATATTTACCGTCTAAAACCTTTTTCGGCACTTTCTCTAATATCTCCACATCCTCTTTGACCTGCTTTTGAATACGGTCACCCCAGCAACCGACTATTGTCAGACGGTCAGAGCCTATGACACGGGCAAAATACCATCCTAGCTTAACTTCCACCATATTCTCTATAACTTTCTTTTTCATCTGGGCCTTTATATATTCTTAATGCTTCTCTATGAATAGTATTTACTGCTTGCTCGTAGTAATTTCTCAATTTTGTAGAACAGCAAGAGCATAAAACAAGTCTAGAATTCATATGATAACCATAAGCACTGGCACTAAAACTAAATCCATAAGTTTTTTTAGACAATTCGTGTCCACAAATATCACAGTATTTCATTTTCCCTCCAACTCCTGTAAAGCATCAACAAATCTTCCGTCTTTGATAAGAGTGACGGCTTGCTCTCACTGTTTTTCCAACTGCTCAATTTTTTTGATGAGTTCAACTGGTTGTTCTTGAAAGAACACGGTCTTTTGTGTTCCTAATACGCCAAGTGTATCTAAATCTTCCATTATTTCAAAGCCTCCATAATCTGCAACATTTGGTCTGCATTTTTATGTTTTGAATACATAGAACCAGAAGTGGAAGAACAAACAGTTCCATCTTCACAAAAAGTTAATCCTCTCCATAAAAATTTTTTCTTTTCTCCATACATAGACATAGCACCAAGTCTTTTTGCTTTTATATAAAGTTCTTCAAAAGTCATAACTAACCTCCTAATGTATAACGAATTTTTATAAGTTCAAAGAGAATGTAAATCAAAAGACAAACAATACAACTCTGTGAATTTTGTGTTAATAATATAGTTAAAAGAAGTCCACCCATATAAATAAAATAATTAAATAAAATCATTTTACACCCCACTTTTCTTATATCTATCAACATTGTATTTTTTATAGTAATCAAGAACATTCTGAAACACGGTATTTGT